TCATGCCCGTGCCTCCCCGACAGACTGGCGCTCGTCGCCCTGCGAGGGCTGAACCAGCGCCTCGAGGGCCGACAGGATCTCCGCATTCATCGTGCGCCGGTTGCGCGCGGCGCGGACCTTGATGGCGTCCCGCCAGCCGTCAGGCAGGCGGACGATGTATTTGTCCTGGGTGCGAGTCATCGGCTCCTCCTTCATATGGCCTCAGGCCACATTGGCCTAAGGCCAACATTGAAGCAAGAAGGGATATGGCCTATCGCCCTACTCATGGCACAGAAGAGCGACAGTCGGGAACTAGACAAGGTCATCGTGCGCCTCCCGGACGGGATGCGCGATCGCATCAAGGCTGCGGCCGAGGCCAACAACCGCTCCATGAACGCCGAGATCGTCGCGACCTTGGAGGAGACGTATCCGGACCGTACGGTCCTTCAGGTGTCCGCTTGGAATGAGGAGCTTTATCAGGCTATTGCCGACATCTTCGAACAGTCACTCGGGCCGACCGAGGCACGGCATCGACTTGAGCAGCTCCAGAAAGAGCACGATCGGGCCGGAGGCGAGAAAGCCGTCAAAGACGTCCGCGTGATCATCGTTCGCGATGCAAATAGTGATTCTGGTTTCAGCCTTACTGTTTCTAGACCGGTAAAGCGGAGATGAACTGCGCGCCGCGCCGGTTTATCACGCCGGCCGCGCGCTCTCGGGGTTTGCCCACTCACCGAGTAACGGGGATGGATGCAGGGAGGCCCGTCCTGCCGGCCCATCCAGCCGATCCGACCAGGGCGCATGACCCCCGGTCTGAATTTTGACATTCGAAAAAGAAAACACACCCGCCGGTCAGGACGCGAGGGCCTGCCGAGACTTTTTCCCACCCCCCCCCCGGCACCAGCGCAAACTGGCCCGTTTCGGAGGCTCTCACTCAGGAGGGCGACCGCATCACGCGGTCAGGTTTTCGGCCAGCCATCGGCCCCGATCACCGGCCGCGGACGGCTCCCCGCATCCACCAAGGTCTTGGCTTCATGACAAGCCACGCAAAGCGATTGCAGGTTGCTCTCCGCATCCGTTCCACCCTTCGCCTTCGGCTTGATGTGGTCGACGTGCCGCGCCACCACGTCCCGTCCCTTGCGGGCACACAGGACACAGCAGCCACCATCACGCTCGAGGATGCGGAGCCGCAGCTTCTGCCAAGCCCAGCCATAGCCGCGCTCGGTCGTCGTCCCGCGCTCCCCTCGCCAGCTGGGCGAGGGCTTCAGCTTTGAACCAGATCCGTCACCACCCACTGCCCGCCGACCTCCTGCGTCTCGCACCGGAAGCGGGCCAACACCTTGCCGCCGAACCCGTTGCCCGCATAGAATGCCTCAACAGTCTGATCGAGAGCCACCGGTGCACTATAAGCAGGATGCGGCGGTGATCCTTGCGTCTGTATGCACTATGCTTGGACGTCACCGTCAGACAAAATTTCCTTGCTGAACGTGCATCACTTCGACACGTCAGAGGCCAACCAAATCACCTTGACGAGTGGACGTTCCCGGATAAGGTGCGGCCAAACAAGGGGTGATGGCTTTGCATAGAATCTCGTTTGCCAACATATCAATTACGGCAAAAGATCTTGAATTGATGGATTACGCAGATTTAGTTGTCAAATCGATTTTAGAGAATCAAGAAGCCAGAAAGACCTCCGGCGGAGCGTATCATTTTCTTGATGTCGATATTGGCTATATGATCGACGGCGAACCTCTTTCGATCTCCCTTTACGGGCGCCTTGTTAAGGATATGATTCTAGTAAGCGAGCAGAGCCTAGACGAAGGAAAGTTGATAGCTGAAAGAAAAACACTTCCCTCTTCTCCATCTGCATTCTTCGTGTTCAATCTTGCAGATCATCGCCTTGCCTACATGCCCGAAACAAAGATGGCGCCGACTATCAAGACCTTCGGCAACACGCTGGATTTCTTCATTAAGAAGAAGCACGATGAAATGCTCAGGAGAAGATGGGCAGAAGTTAATACGCAAGAAGAACGAGTGACGCTGAAGTCCCTCCGAGAGGAGTGGCCGCTGCCGATTGTCCACGTGGTGCCAATCGCAGATAAACTTGCCGTCGAAGCATTCTTAAAGCGCTTCGAGTCGATCTCGGAAATCGTGGTTCATGTGGTTCGCCGCAACCAAGACTACAGTCCAGGAGGCCTTTTTGACGCTCTCTCAGAAGACGTTTCTGAGCTCGAGCCGACATCGTCTCGCCTTGTTGTTAACGGCGGGAAAGAAGGCCTAAATATGCAGAAGGCCGTTGAATTCATCGGCGATATTGCTGAGCATGGGTATGAAGACACGAAGATCTCCGGAAAAAATGCGGAAGGTTATAGAATGTCTGGAACAAACGCAGACTATAGCCTAAGCAGAGCCGTGGATGAGGCCCCGCTAGGCTTAGCTGAACGAGCCAAAACTCTTTACGAGCAATATGTTCAGGCGAAGGAAGACGGACAAATAAGAATGAGGCCACGGGATGCGGAAGCATTGAGTGGACGCCTGCGCCGCCTCGTTGAAAAGCATGGATAAAGCTGCAGTCAGGTCAAGAATTTTCAGGGAGCGGACAATTTGGGACCTCCTGCTCTGCTATCAGAGCGGGTTCCCAAAGCCGTTGAGTGCATTCTGGCACGCGGCATTAGCTTTTGTTTGCTGCTTGGCGACAGTCTGGACGGCACTTTTTTTCGCCCCTCCATCCTTCGGTTCGAAGCCATCGATGAGCTACGAGGACATCCAGAAGCTGCTGGCCGTCCTCTCCGGCAGCGGTATGACCATTGGCATCGGCTCTCTGTCGGTCGCTATAGCGGGATTCGCTATATTTGCAACTACGCTTGAGAAGCAGGCGTTGTCGTTGATGATCCGCAAAGATCAACCAGGCACAAACACTCCAATACTGGTCTTTGTGTACGCGACATTTGTCTATGTCATGGCCACGTTGCTTCTCCTGAGTTTTACGTCTCTATTGATTTCCCTTATGGCGTACCCAGAAAGCCCACTGTGGAAACTGGTGGGTTTTGTGGCACCAGAATCCTTAAATCATCTTGCTGCCTTTTTGCTATCAGCTTACGTCGCGCAGTTCGTTTTTGTGTTTTCCATTATGAAATCCTTCATATGGAATCTTTATCAAATCATGCTTTCTCTTTCAGCTTATATAGCAATCGACAAGGATGATTAAGTTGGAGCAGAGGCGGCATCATCCGAGCGATTAGTAGCCAGCGGCAAGCGTTTTACGGCTCCCCATTGCTTGGGAGCCGTTAATTATGCTGCACATATCCTTTAAAGTGTAGCAGCCTGAAAATTCCCGGACACCAGCGCCGCGCCCTGCTTCACCGCCAGCGCGATCCGCTCCTCGGCCAGGATCGCCACCATGTTCCGCGTGAAGAAGTCATCGTGCTCGGTCGCGACGGTGACCATCGGTTCCCAGCGATCGTAGAGGGTGGCCGCCGCGCGGAACGCGCCGACGAGGAAGCTGCCCAGCCCGATGGCCTTGGTGGTCGCCACCGGCAACCCAAACAGCCGCGGCTCGACCTCCTGCCCGGGTGGGCCGAGGATGTAGCGGCCGTCCGCGTCCTTCAGCGTCCGCATGCGCATCCAGTCCGCCGGATGCAGCGCGATCCCGTCCGCGGGGAAGTCGGCAAGCGCGGCCTGCAGGATCGCCGAGGCAAGCGTGTCGATGAAGGTCGCATCCGCCGCATTCAGCGGGTTGGCAAAGGCGGTGGCGTTCGGGATCAGGCCCGAGAGGTTCGGCGAGACGCCGTTGCCGTTCAGCAGCTGCGCCTCCTCGGCCATCTGCAACCCGTAACGGAGCTCGGTGTCGATGATGTCGGCCAGCTGGGGCGCATCGTTCAGGATCTGGCGGGCGGCTGGGATCCAGTGCGCGATGACCTGCGTCGGAGTCGTCGCGAGCGCGAACGCGAGACCGCTCTCGGGCTTGAGCGCCCCCTCGGCCACGGTGGCCGCAGCGGTCGGCCGCGAGACCTGCCGGGCGTATTCGACGAGGTTGCCCGAGATCGACACGGTGGGCAGCAAGTCGCGCACAGTGAGCCGCTGGCGCGGCATGAGGGCTGGCGTGTCGCGATGCGCCATCCCGAGCGAACCGCCGCTGTCGGGCGCGTTCGTGACGGCCTTGACGTCCACGCGGAAGCGCCCCGGACGGCTGCGATCCTCGGCGAAGGACTTGAGGCCCGGAGCATGGACGAACTGCTGACCCCAGGTCGCCGGGGTGTCGGGCCCGCGGCGACGAGCGCCCTTCTGCTCGACCTCGACCATGCGCGCGGCGAGGTCCTGCTGCTTCTCCTCGAAAGCGCCGATGCGGCGGATCACCTCGTCGGTGTGCTCGCCGAACTTGCGCGTGATCAGGTCGAGGGCATCGCCACCGTCCTTGCGGCTCAGATGCTGGCCCGCCGCGAGAAGCGCGCGAGCGGAGTCGGTGGTGCGGAAGTGCTGCATTTCAGGATTTCCTCAGTTGAAGGGTGGCCCGCTCGATCTGAGCGGCGAATTTCCGGACCCGCTCCTCGGCGCCGTCATCGCCGGCCAGAGCGGGGAAGCCCCCGGCCGCGAAACGCTGCGCCGCGGTCTTGGAGAGGCCCGCGTCCCGCAGGAAGGTCACCGCTTCGGCCTTGGAGCCGATGTGCTTGACCCCCGCAATCCGGGCGCGTGTGTTGGCGGGAACGGAGACGATCGAGATCTCGACCAGATCGACCTCATCGAGGGCGAAGGCGCCCTTTCCGAGGTAGCGCCGGCCGTTCTCAGGCGCGACGAAACCGATGCTGAAGCCGCTCACGTCCCCGGCGCGGACATGCTCGTAGGCATCCCGGCCGCGCGCCGTCTTGAGGTTCAGCTGGCCGGACACGAACAGGCCCTTGCTGTCCTCCTCGACCCGGAGCCATCGGCCGATGGGCTCCTCGAGCTGATGCGCCCAGAGCATCGCGGGCGTGGTGCCCTCGGCCCGGTGCTCCTTCAGGGTGCGCGAGAAGGCGCCGGCCGAGACGACGTCGCCGTGCCGGTCGGGCTCACCGCCGAAGGTGGATGCGTAGCCCTCAATGCGCCCGTCGCCCTCGGCCTTCACGTCGAGGGCAAGCGAGGAGGAGAAGCGGAGATCCGTGTGAAACTTGGAGAGGTTCATGGGAGATGCCTCGACATGGGAAACCGCGAGCCGGAAGGACCCGCTGTGAACCTCGCGCCCGGTATGGAAGCCGGTGCTGTCGAAGGCGGAGTGTCGCTTCGCTTCCCGAGAACCGGTGAAGCCACGATCAAACCGAGAACGACATTACCGCCGATCGCGAGGGCCGGCAAGCGCTAGTGCAGGGTGCTCGGAGGTCGGCGCTCAAGATGGCGCAGGGCGCCGCTCGCAACCGCCTCACCCATCGCCGTGCAGGCCTCGGCCGTGAAGTGCCGGCCGCGCGTGATGACCGCGATCTTCGCTGCGGTCAGGAGCATCCGCCCCACGACCTCAGGCATCGGAACGCCAAGCTCGTGGACAGCGGCCTGCACCGCGAGCAGCAGCGCCGCGTCGGCTGGGTGGAGCCTGTCGGCGCCCTGTTCGGACAGGTCCGCCACCAGGCGGGCATGATCGTCGGGGAAAGTGGCCTTGCCCATCTTCGCCCCCTCAGTGCTTCGAACCGCGAGCGCCGGGCTCGAGGTGGGCGAAGGCGCCCTGCTCAATCTGGTCGGCCAGCTGGCGGAAGCCCTCGGCCGTGCGCGTGGCCCCGTCGAACGAGACCGCCTGCGCCGCGGCCCATGTCAGCACCCGGTCGAGGACCATCGGCAGGGGAGCCCGCAGCGAGCCGATGAGCATCGAGGCCATTCGCTGGACGATCGAGTCGACGCACTCGCGCATGGCATCGGCCGGCGCGGGGGCATCGGTGGCCTCGGCCCGCTCGGCCGCCGCGGCCAGAAGCTGGGAGACGGTGGAGTGGGATTTTTTCATTGCTCGGATCCTCGCTGGGAAGGTGGGGGATGAGGGTCCGAGGCTGTGGCCGCCCACCCGAGGGCGGCCTTCAGCCCCCATAGGGGTATGGGGATATATGGCGAAGGGGGGATGAATGGGGGTTGAAGGGGGGGATGAAGGAGGGATGGACAGGGGATGAAAGGCGGGGATGAAGGGGGGATGAAGGCATCAGACGTCCCCCAACGCGAGGTACGTTACCTGCCGAGATGCAGGACCGGACGTCACGTTCCGGATCTTGCCGGTGCCGTAGAGAGCGTTCATCGCGACCTTGAATGCTCGCTTGGTGACACCCTCGGAATCGGCGCTTTCCGCGAACATCTTGGGCGCGTAGGTCGGCCCGCCGTTTCCGTTCACTCGCCGCCCCTGAGCAGCAAAAGCCGCCAGCAGCTTGAGGAACACCCGCTCGGCCTTGGCGCCAGCTGCCATTCGATCGAGGCCAGCTTCCGGAGCATTGGTCACGAACACGCCGCTGCGCCACGTCACCAGTATCTCGCCCCCGCGCGGGCCGTAGTTCGACTTCATCGTTCGAAGCACCCGCGCGTCCGGATTGGTCTCGTGACCCTCGTCCTCTACCCGCTCGAAGTAGAGGCGGCTCCGAGCGCTGCCGCTCCACGCGACGTTGCCTGACGTCCCGCTGCCGTTGGCCATGCCCGAGAGGGAGGGATGCGCGAGCATCACCACCGCGCAGTCATGCCGGATCGCAAGGCCTTTCAGGATGCCCACGAACTGCCGAGCCTGCGCCTTGACGTTCTCGTCGCCGGGAAACAGGTCCGCGAGCGTGTCGAGCACCAACAGCTGGGGCTTCAACTCCGCGAGCAGGGCATCCACCTCGTGGCAGAGGCCGGTCGGGATAAGTGGCCTGCCGGTGCCCTCGAAGCTGGCGAGCAGCGCGTCCTCGCCCGCCAGGCTGCGGAAGATCAGGCCGTCCAGGTCCTCGAACTGCGCCTGCTCATGCCGCAGGATATCGGCGAGACGACGATGGAGCTCGCCCTCCTCGTCCTCGGCCGAGAGGAATACGGCGCGTCCCGGCTTGATGGCGCGCATCATCCACTGCGAGCCGAGGGCGACGGCAACGGCGAGTTGCAGAGACAGGAGAGACTTGCCGGTGCCGCCGTCTCCGTAGAGCAGCGTGACGTTGCGCGCCGGCACGAGGTCCGGCACGAGCCACTGCCGCTCGGGAACCTCGAGGCCCGCGAGCGAGGCAGCAGACTTGAACCGGCTCGCCCGCTGCGGCTCCGGCCTGATGATCTGAGGGCCTGCAGCCACCCCCCTCGCGCCCTCGACCGCGTAGGCCTCGTCAGGCAGAGACGGCATCATGCCGGCAGGCTCGCCGTCCTCGTAGGCCAACCGAGGCTTCGGGTGGGACTGGAGGCGCTCCTCGCGCTCCTTCCGCTCCCGCTCCTCGCGGGCGACCTGAACGAAGATGTCGTCGGGAAGATCGTTCATCACTCGACCTCTCCCCATTGCGCCGCCGAGAACACCGCCTCGCGATCGTCGGGCTCGATCGTGGAGAGAGCGGCATAAGCCAGCGCGGCCCGCTCCTGCGGCGTCAGGCGGACGAACAGCACAGCGGCGAGGGACACCCACGCGCCGGGATCGTCGCCGACCGTGAGCACGTAGCCGAGCATCCGGCAGGCTCGCTTGTGACGGTCCAGCGCGTAGAGCGACATTGCGCTCTTCCGACGCGGGTGGTAATTTAAGGGACGGACCTGAGTTTTTCTATTTGCCCCGGCAGCGGCCTGACCACCGCTCCGGGGTTTCTCTTTGCCCGGCGGTGGCGTGGAGAGGCAGTCCAGCGAATCCGGCGGTTTCTGCGAGGGCTCGCAGATATCAACGCTCCCCAAGGAAGCGCGGCCGGCATTAAGGCTTTGATCTTGCTGGCGCACCCGACACGATTCGAACGTGTGACCTCTGCCTTCGGAGGAAAAGCATAAGCCATTTGCCACACTTTGCGCAAGACTGCGCGGATGCGCATATGCTAGCGAGAGCAGCGGCTTAGAGCGTTGCAGCGGTTTTCACCTCTTTTGCGCCTCTTGCCGAAAGTCGCTTTCAACTGCTCACTATACGCTCACTGTGCCGAGAGCTGCCTTTGGGAATGGCCTGCACAGTGAGCAAAGGGAAGCGGTGGATCGAGGATAAGATGAAGCTGAACAAGAGGACGGTTGACGGTCTCGAAGCGCGGGAGCGGGACTACTTCGAATGGGACGACGACTTGCTAGGCTTCGGCATCCGCGTGTGGCCGTCGGGGCAGAAGGTCTATCTCGTGCGCTACCGGCAGAACGGGCGGCAGCGGTTCTTCAATATCGGCAACCACGGCAACGTCACGCCGGACGAAGCCCGGAAGCTTGCCCGGATCAAACTAGGCGAAGTCGCGGCAGGGGAAGATCCGCAGGAAGAGAAGCTGACACGGCGCAAGTCGATCACCATGGCCGAGTTGTGCGACGACTACCTCAAGGCCGCCGACAAGGGCCTGATCCTGGGCAAGGGTGGCCGATCCAAGAAGACCAGCACTCTCGACACTGACCGTGGACGGATCGCCCGGCACATCAAGCCGTTGCTGGGGCGGAAGCTCGTGATCGACATCACCCGCGCTGACGTGGCCGGCCTCGTCCGCGACGTGATCGCCGGGAAGACTGCCGTGAAGGGAAAAAGCGACAAGTTGCGCGGCACCGTCAACGTGCGAGGCGGCAAAGGAACTGCCGCGCGAACGGCGGGCCTGCTGGGCGGTATCTTCACCTATGCGGTTGACCGGGGCATCATCGAGACGAACCCGGCAGCCGGTGTGAAGACCCCGGCCGACAACGTGCGGCACCGCCGCTTCAGCGACGACGAGCTTGTGAGCTTGGGCAAGGTCATTCGAGAAGCAGACGATCAGTACTGGCAGACGGTCGCCTTCGCGAAGCTGACCTGTCTCACCGGCTGGCGGAAGAGCGAGATCGAGGCTCTGCGGTGGGATGCGATCGACCTCGCACATTCGACTGCCACGTTGGACGACTCAAAGGAAGGCCGGTCACTGCGCCCTCTGGGGGCGCCTGTCGTCAAGCTGCTGTCCGGCCTCGACCGGCGCGGCAAGTTCGTGCTGCCGACGTTGCGGCAGGGCGAGCACTACGGCGGCGGGTATGCCGCCTTCAGGCGTCTCTGTGACCGTACTGGCATCCCGGACGTGTCACCGCACACTGCCCGCCGCACAGTCGTGACTCTCGCCCAAGAGCGGCTAGGTATCGCCGAAGCCGTTGCTGGCGCCGTCGTCGGGCACCGCAAGAGCTTCACCGTGACCGGCAGGAACTACACGTCGTTCGCCGCGCCGTTCCTCGTGGAAGCTGCCACGGCGGTCAGTTCGGAGATCGCCCGCCTGATGGGCTTCGTGGATCTGCTGCCGGAAAAGGCGGATGCGCCTAACGCCGCTTGACGGTGTAACGGGTGTAGCAGGTGTGACAGCGTTGAGTTTGCTGCTGAAAATCCTGTTACACCGAGCGCTTGGGGCGGTGTAACAGGTGTAACAGGCTACTTCGGATCCACTTTCCGTGTCTCAGTGTGCCCGCACTTGGAGCACTTCAGCGTGTGTTCCTGATGGCCGAAGACGCCGAACACAGGATGCTCATTGATGGCGGTGATGCTCAGGCGCCCCGCTCTACAGAGCGGACACGCATCGCCGGATTCGATTCTGTCAATCTTATCCTTAAGGGCCTGTATCTCGGTATCCTTCGCAGAGAGCGCTTCGCGAGCATCCACCAAGAGTTGACGAAGGTTCAGGGCCTCCTCTCGAAGTTCCAGCTCTGACATGTCCTTGTTGAGCTTCTGAAGGCGGCGGATTCCATCCGCCAAATCCGTGAGCATGCTTGTCACCGTTTACTCATCCTATGTGTTGATCTTCCTGGTTCGGCAGAAGCCTGACGCCGTTCTCCGGGATGAACTCGACGCCGGCCGTCTCCAATGCTGCCCGGATAGCCTCGACGGTGGAAGCCTTGAGTTCTTCGCCGCGCTCGAGTCGGGCGACGGTATCGGGCGAGACACCCGCCGCGGCAGCTAGCTCCCGCACCCCGAGTCGCACGGCCGCCCGCGCCATTCTGCTCTGATCTGGTGTCATCGTAACCCTGTTATGATTTCTGTTGACAGGCGCCGCCGCCCTATGTTTATCGTAACCTCGTTACGAAACATCATCAAGGGAGTCTCCGATGACTGTTCAGACCAAGTCCCTCTCTGACTTGCAGACCCAGGCCACGATGCTCAATGGCCTCGCCGAGGCCACGGCGGCCATCGCCAACGACGTTCAGACGGTCAACAGCAAGGCCAGCAATGGCCTGTATGCTCTTCTGGAGGTTCTGGTCCAGAAGAGCGACGAGCTTGCGCGGGATCTGGAACGCCTCGAACTGGAGGGCCGGAAATGAGCGAGCGCCCGTATCACCGCCTCTGCTGCGTCCTCTCGATCATCCAAGCGCATATCCTCGCCAGTGACACGACGCTGGACCCGACGAAGGTCTTCGGACCTCACCATCTCCCGACCGACGCGCTCGAGCTTGCCGCCAGCGAGCTGGCAGAACTGCTCGAAGATCTGGAGGAACTGGAGGAGCGCCGGAAGGCTGATGTGCCGCAGAAGGTCGCTGCCTGATCTGCCGACGGCGGGCCGCTGTGGTGGCGGCTCGCGATCAAATAACCTCCGGTTTGTGTAGATAACTGTTGAAACCTCCGGAAAGCGGAGGTAGTAAGATGACATGGCACGACCTCGCAAAGACTCTCCACCGGATCGCTTCACCTCCACCGAAATGGCGGTAGCTGCGGGCATCACTGCCCGCAGCTTTGGCGTTCTCATCGAGAATAGCCTCGCGCCGGATACGGTGGAGTACGCCATTGGCAAGCAGGCCGCGCGGTACTGGAACAGCTTCGGCTTGGGAGAGGCCGCTCTGATCGGCGCAATCCATAAGAGCGGCGCCGAGCTTCTGATGAGTGCGAAGATCGCTCACCTTGTCATCGATGAGTTCGTCGGTCCGCGCGGTCACCTGCCGTCGCGACTGGGCGACTACCTGAACCGACCGCTCAATCCCAACCCGGGCCGCTATCCTTGGGCGGAAGACGATCCGCAGGATTGGCTTCGGATCCGGGATGACTTCTGGCTTCACCATATCCTGCGGACCAGGACCGACATCTACAATATCGGCAAAGCGATGGATGGCGACCTTGTGATGGAGATCGCAGACCGCCGCTATGTGTTCACTGACTTCGCTTGGTCGCCCGAGAGGAAGCTGCCGCGCGCCAATCCGTGGGGAACCACGTCTGCAAGCGACCCGGATTGGAGCCTCGAAATAGAAGGTTGGGAGCGTGGAAAGGATGCTGTTGTGCGCCCGGTTCACGAGCTGATCGACATCAGCGCCATGATGGACGATCCAGCCGCGAAGGAAGCTGCTCGCCAAAGGGAGAAGCAGACACTCGACGCTCGCCGGAATGCGGTAGGCCTTCTGCGTGTGAACGTGTCCCTCGCCATCCGTAACGCCTTCGATGCGGTGCATGAGCACCGGCTCGCGAGCGGATCTTCCTTCGATTGGTCCGCGCACTCTCAGCCAAAGCCGAGTCGGTACAGTGGCTCCGACGCGAACGGCGATCCGCTCGACATCAATCACCACTGGTATGCGGACTTGTCGCCGGCCGAACGGGCCAAGCGCCGCGACGAAATCGAAGAGTACATCGCCAAGCGCGACATGAACGACGACGAGCCGGGCGCCTAGTAGCGCCCGACTTCACCACCACGGCGGCATGGCCGCGTAAGACCGGAGCAAAGCATGAACACCCAAATCAACCCGTTTGCGGGACCGGATAAGCACAACCTGCCGGCACCTCTCCGCAACAAGCCGCGCCTGCGCCGCTTCGAGGCGAGCCAGTATCTTGAACTCGCTCACGGCATCATCCTGGCGCCCGCCTCACTCGCGCGCCTCGCCTGCCACGGCGGCGGTCCGGCCTTCCAGAAGTCCGGCGCGACCCCGCTTTATCCCGTGGTGGAACTCGACCGCTGGGCCGCCGAGCGGCTGGGCAACCTGCGCCGCTCGACCTCGGAGGGCTGATGATGAAGATCGGCCACATCCGTATCTATCCGAACCCTGAGAAGGGCTTCGACGTGATCCTTCGCGTCCGTGGCGGGATACTGAAGCACGGCACTTTCCCCGACATCGAAGCCGCGCTGGCTGCCTCGTGGGCGCTCGACGGCCGCAAGCTTGGCGATCCCGTCTATGTCTACGAGCGCGACTTCGCCGGGAGCCTTGCGAATGCTCTGGCGCCCGCCTTCGGCGCGAAAGCGGAGGCCTGACATGCTGCGGTGGATCGACCTGTTCCTGATCCAGACGGGCTTCGCGATCCACGCCGCTCGCCTGTCCGACCGGACCTCGCGAGGGAGGATCTGACCATGGGCGCCATGATCCCGATCCCGTCGAAGATCGCGCTGCTGATCCCGCGCCTGGCGTCCGACGCTGACGGCGAGATCGTCGCCACCGTCCGCGCCATCGATCGGCAGCTTCGGGCCGCCGGTCTCGACTTCCACGACCTCGTGTCCCGCCTCACGGCCGCGCCCGAGCCGGAGCCGATGCGGTGGACCCCATCGGACCCGGCCGAGCCGTCGCCGTTCGACATGGCGTCGTGGCTGCGGTTCCACGCGCTCGACCGGCTGACCGACAACCAGCGTGACTTCATCGTGAAGGCGACGGGCATTCTCGGCAGCGGGCGCCACCTGTCCGCGAAGCAGGCGGCGTGGCTGCGCAATCTCTACGACCAGCACGGGGGGCACTGACATGGCTGCTGTCCGCGTCGAAGAACTCGTTGCGCCCCGGAGCTGCGTCTACTGGATCACCTGCGACGGCGAGTTCGTCGCCAGCCGGGAGACGCAGGCCGAGGCTCTGGACTTCGCTCGTGGCTATGCCGAGCGCATCGGAGGCGAGCTTATCAGCGCGGCGATCATCCCGCTGCGCAGGAGATGGAGCGCCGCATGAAGGGCCGCATCGACTTCGCCGCGATCAACCGGGCCGCGCTCGCTGTGCTGCCGGCGCTGCTGTCGCGATGGCTGCCGGACGGTCGCCGGGCGGGCCGCGAGTGGATCGCGCGCAACCCGTGCCGCGCCGACAACCGGCCGGGCAGCTTCGCCATCAATCTGACGACCGGACGATGGGCCGACTTTGCGACCGGAGATCGCGGCGGCGATCCAATCTCGCTGGCCGCCTACCTCGCCGGAAAAACACAGGCAGACGCCGCGCGCGAACTGGCCAAGATGTTGGGGATCGAGACTTGACCGAGATGTTCACGAAGCTGTCGCCGGACGAACTGGCGAAGGCGGGCGCCGCACCCAAGCCCGACGAAAAGCGGCCGATTGTGCCGGTTCCGGCGGATGCGCCGCCGATGAACTTCCGGCACCCGACATTCGGCAAGCCGTCGAAGGTATGGCGCTACACCATGGCCGACGGCAGCCTCGTTGGCTATGTCGGTCGCTTCGACTATCGGCTCGAGGATGGCAGCCCGGCGAAGGAGGTTCTTCCGATCACCTTCTGCGAAGTCACCGGAAAGCGGCCGGCATGGCGGTCGAAGGGCTTCCCGGAGCCGCGTCCGCTCTACCGCCTGCACGAGTTTGCCGAGCGTCCCGAAGCGGCGGTGCTGATCTGCGAGGGCGAGAAGTGCGCCGATGCCGCCGCCGAGCTGCTGCCCGAGATGATCTGCACGACGCCGCCGGGCGGGGCGAAGGCGCCGTCGAAGGCCGACTGGGTGTGCATGAAGGGCCGCCGAGTCATTATCGCCACAGATGCCGACCAGCCCGGCCGCGAGTTCGGCGACGAAGTTGCCCGCCTTGTGCGAGATGCCGGCGCCGCTGAGGTGCTGCACCTGCCCGGCGAGGCGCTGAGGCAAGACGCGGCAGAGGGCTATGACATCGCCGATGCGGTTGAAGATGGCATCACTGCCGACCAGGTGCGCCGGGCGATCCGGGCCTATGATGATCCCGGCGAAGAGGATTGGCCGTTCCGCGTCAACCGGCGCGGCGTCTGGAAGCGCACGGATCGGCAGGACAAGGAAACGGGCGAGATCAAGTCCGACTGGCGACCGATCTGCACCGAACTCCATGTGCTGGCCGACACGCGCAACGTCGAAGGCGAGGACTGGGGCCGGCTCCTGAAGCTGACCGACCGCGACGGCAAGTCGAAGACCTGGGCGATGCCGATGAGCCTGCTGGCGGGCGACGGGACGGCGATCCGCGACCGGCTCTATTCCATGGGCCTCGTCGGGCAGCCGACGAAGTTCGCGCGCGAGGGCCTGCTCGAATACATCGCCACCGCGCGACCGAAGGAGAAGGCGCGCTGCGTGGCGCGCATCGGATGGGGCGGTGATGCCTTCGTGCTGCCGTCCAGAACCATGGGGGACTTCTGATGAACGAGCGTGTCTTCTTCCAGAGCAGCGCACCGCTTGCTGATCCGTATCGATTGGGCGGCAGCCTGAAGGGCTGGCAGGACGAAATCGCGCGCCCGGCTATCGGGAACTCGCGCCTGCTCTTCGCCCTGTCTGCGGCCTTTGCAGGGCCGCTCCTGCATCCGCTCGCGACGGAGGGCGGCGGCTTCCACTTCCGGGGCGGATCTTCGACCGGCAAGACGACGGCGCTTCAGGTCGCCGGATCGGTCTGGGGCGGCGGCGGGATCGGCGGCTTCGTTAAATCCTGGCGGGCGACCTCGAACGGGCTGGAAGGCGTAGCGGCGCTGCACTGCGACACGCTGTTGTGCCTTGACGAGATCGGGCAGGTGGCCGCCCGCGAGGTGGGCGAGGTGGCCTACATGCTGGCCAACGGTCAAGGCAAGATCCGCGCCGGCCGCACGGGCGAAGCACGCAGGTCTGCCGAATGGCGCGTCCTGTTCCTGTCGTCGGGCGAGATCAGCCTCGCCCAGAAGATGGCCGAGGACGGCAGGCAACATCGTGCGATGGCCGGGCAAGAAGTCCGCATCGTCGATATCGTCGCCGACGCAGGCAGAGGCATGGGCCTCTTCGAGGATCTGCACAGCTTCAAGACCGCCGACGCCTTCGCCCGCCACCTGAAGGCCGCGACCGCGAAGCATCACGGTCATGCGGCCATCGCCTTCCTTGAAGAACTTGTGCCGAAGGTGAAGGTCTACCGCGAGCGCGCCGCCGCCTTCGTCAAGGGCTTCCACGAGGCGCACTGCCCGCCCGGTGCCGACGGGCAGGTGAGCCGCGTTCTTGCCCGCTTCGCACTGGTGACTGCTGCCGGAGAACTGGCGACCGAGTTCGGAGTGCTGCCTTGGCAGGCGGGGGATGCCTCGCATGGTGCCGCTGTCTGCTTCGAGGCGTGGATGAGGGGCAGGGGCGGGTCTGGGGCGGCCGAGGACCGCGAGGCTGTTGCGCTCGTCCGTCGCTTCATCGAGGCGCATGGCTCCAGCCGCTTCGAGCCGATGGGGGCGCTGGCGCCGAAGGATGGGCAGGGCAACCCGCTCGAAACGCGGATCATCAACCGCGTGGGCTTCGTGCGGCTCGCCGACGGCGCCGAGGGTGCGCGCGAATACATCTTCATGCCGGAGGCATGGAAGGAAGTCTGCGCCGGACACGACCCGAGCCGCGTGGCGAAAGTGCTGGCCGAGCGCGGCTTCCTGCGACCGGGCAACGACGGAAAGACCTCGCGCCCGGTGCGGTTGCCCGGAGGAACGAAGGCGACCCGGTGCTACGTCGTCGCCAACGATATCCTCAACGACGACTGACCGCCGATCCCGTTACACCGTGTTACACCCGTTGCACCAGCCGGTGTAACGGGTTTTTCTTTGTGAAATCAATGCCGTCACACCCGTTACACCTGTTACACCGGGCGGAAGGCGGCGCGAGAAGCGAGCGCGCTGGATCGTGACAGCCCTGCCGCCCGCCCGACGCAATCGCAATACATCGCAAGTCATTGATAAGCAAAGCGATTAGGGGAAATTTTATCTCGCGCGCGAGACTTGGCGACTGACATTCGATGCGCATTCCTGAGGCGTGGCAGTCACGCAAGGGGGCGCGATGTTCCGACTATTCAACTCTGGCTCCGGGAAGAAGTCCGGCTTGGGCAATCCATCGCCCGAGCTTATCGCGCTGTTCGGCGGTTGCCCCTCCGCTGCCGGCGTGGCTGTCACACCTGAAACCGCGCTGCGCTGTCCGACCGTCTATGCATCGATCAAGGTGCTGGCCGAGTCCGTCGCGCAACTGCCGCTGCACCTCTACCGCCGCACCGCTGACGGCGGGAAGGAGCGTGCCGCCGATCACCCGCTCGCCGAGATCCTGCACGACCAGGCGAACGACTGGACCAGCGCGGCCGAGTTCCGGCTGTTCATGCAGACGCAGGTGCTCCTGCACGGCAACGCCTTCGCCTTCATCAACCGGACGGCCGGCAAGATCACCGAACTGATCCCGCTGCCGTCGGCTGCCGTCGAAGTGCTGACCGATGCCGTCACCATGGAGCCGAGCTACCGCGTGACCGCAAGCGACGGCACGCAGCGCGACTATGACCGGACGGAGATCTTCCACCTGCGCACGCTGGGCACCTCGCCCAACGTGGGCCTGTCGCCGATCATGCAGGCGCGTGAGGCCATCGGTCTGGCGAGCGCGATGGAGCTTCATGCCGCCAAGCTCTTTGCCCAGGGCGCCCGCCCGTCGGGCGTGTTCAAGTATGCCAAGGTGCTGGGGCCGGAGACGCTGCGCAAGCTGCGCGACAGCTTCAACGCCGCCCATGCCGGGGGCGAGAACTCCGGCCGGACCCTGATCCTCGAAGACGGCATGGACTTCGTGCCGGTCTCGTTCTCGTCGGTCGATCTTCAGTTCCTCGAGCTGCGCCGCCATCAGGTTGCCGAGATTGCCCGCGTGTTCCGCATCCCGCTGCATCTGCTTCAGGAACTGGAACGCGCCACGCATAACAACGCCGAAAGCATGGGCCAGCAATTCTTGGCCCTGACGCTGCTGCCGTGGCTGAAGCTATGGGAAGGCGCGATTCGCCGCGCGCTGCTTACGCCCGAAGAGCGTGCCGAATACCACGCCGAGTTTCTGGCCGACGATCTGGCCCGCGCCGATCTGGCCGCGCGCTTCGAGGCCTACGCGAAGGCCGTCACCAATGGCCTGCTGTCGCCGAACGAGATCCGGGCCGCCGAGAACCGCGCGCCCTACGCGGGCGGCGATCAGTTCCGGCTTCCCCTCAACACCGAAGACGCAGGGGGCGCGCATGGAGCGGCTTGACCTCGAAGTGAAGTTCCAGGCGGCCGAGGCCGGTCTCATCTCGGGCTATGCCTCGCCCTTCGGCGGCGAGCCGGACAGCGCGGGCGACGTGATCGCGCGGGGCGCCTATGCCGCAAGCCTGAAGGCGCACCGGGAAGCCGGGACGATGCCGCTCCTGCTCTGGCAGCACGACCCGACGCAGCCTGTCGGGCGCTGGCTCGACATGCGCGAGGACGAGAAGGGCCTCCATGTCACCGGCCGCCTCGTGCTGGAAACGGTGCGGGGCGCCGAGGCCTATGCGCTGCTGAAGGCCGGCGCGCTGAACGGGCTGAGCATCGGCTACCGGGCGAAGCGGGCCGAGCGCCTGCCGGGCGGGGCGCGCCTGCTGACCGAAATCGACCTCATCGAAATCTCGCTCGTGAGCATCCCGGCGGCCTCCACCGCGCGGATCACCAGCGTGAAGACTGCCGCCGTCGCGGCACCATCCGCCGCGCGTGCGGCAAGCAACAGGAGCCGGATCATGGCTGATGAACAGAAGGCTGCCGCGCCTGAAGCGGCGAACGACATGGAAGACCGCCTCGCGACCGTCGAAGAGACCGTGACGAGCCTCGACACCCGCCTCGCCGCCGTCGAAGAGAGCGTGGGCAACGTCGCCAAGGCCGCCGGCCGGATCGAACAGAAGCTGGCGCGGCCGGGCATCATCACGAAGCAGGAAGAGCCGGGCGAGATCCAGACGAAGGCCTTCGGCAGCTACATCAAGCATGGTGACGCGGCCGGCGCGGAACTGAAGTCGCTCGACATGGCGACCAACGGCGGCGGCTACCTCGCACCGACCGAGTTCGTCAAGGAAGTGGTGAAGAACCTCGTCCAGTTCTCGCCGATCCGGCAATACGCCCGCGTCATCAGCATCGGCGCGGCCGAGGCCCGGATGCCGAAGCGCACCGGCACGCTGACCGCCGCGTGGGTCTCGGAGACCGGCAACCGCGCTCCGACCGATCCGACCTATGGCGAGATCACGCTGACCCCGCACGAGGCCGCCTGCTATGTGGACGTGTCGAACGCGCTGCTCGAAGACAACGCCTACAACCTTCAGGGCGAGCTTGCGGCGGACTTCGCCGAAGAGTTCGGGCGCCTCGAAGGTCTCGCCTTCGTCTCGGGAACCGGCACCGGGCAACCCGGCGGCATCCTGACCGATACGACGGTTCCGCTCGTGGCCAGCGGCGCAGCGGCGGCAATCTCGGCCGATGCGATCATCAACCTGTTCCACGCGCTGCCGGGCTTCTACGCCGCGAACGCGGTCTGGGGCATGAACCGCTCGACCATCGGCGCCGTGCGAAAGCTGAAGACCAGCGACGGGCACTTCCTCTGGGCCGAGAGTCTGGCCGAGGGGAACCCGCCGACCATCCTGGGGCGCCCGGTCATCGAACTGCCGGACATGCCCGATGTGGCTGCGAACGCGCTGCCGATCATGTTCGGCGATCTGAAGCAGGGCTACCGCGTGGTGGACCGGCTGAGCCTGTCGGTCATGCGTGACCCCTACAGCCGCGCGACCAACGGGCAGACGCGCTTCCATGGTCGCCGCCGTGTCGGGGGTGACGTGGTGAAGGCCGAGGCGATCCGCCTGCTGAAGGTCGCCACCAGCGTCTAAGCGATCCAGGCGGGCCGGGGCTTCCCGGCCTGCCGTTCTTCCGGGGGAAGCCATGCTGAAGCAGATCACGCCGCCGACCGAACTTCCGGTCCCGCTGGCCGAGGCGAAGGCCCGGCTGCGCATCGATCACAACGAGGATGACGCGATCCTCGAAACCTACATCCGCGCGGCGACCGAACGGCTCGACGGGCCGAACGGCTATCTCGGCCGGGCCATCACGCCGCAGGTGTGGGAGATCACCCTCGACCGCTTCACCGGGCCGATCCGCCTGCCGCTGCCGCCGTGTCGCGAGGTGACATCCGTCGCCTACGTCGCCGCCGACGGCTCGACCGTGACCCTCGACCCGGCCGCCTACATCGTCGCCGGGCTGGGCAGCGACGAGGGCGCCGTGATCCATCCGGCGACCGGCTGGCCGGCGACTGCCACGCATCCCGAGGCCGTCACCGTCCGCTTCTCCTGCGGCTACACGACTGTGCCGGAGCCGATCCGAATGGCGATCCTCGAACGACTGAGCCAGTCCTATGACGGCGACGAGGAAGACCTCGTTCCCGGCCGCGAAGAGGATCTGACCCGGAACCTTCGGGTGTGGAGCTTCGGCTGATGCCCTGGGCCGCGCCTCGCCATTGTGCTGCCGGACATCCGCCGTTCACGGGCGCCCGCTGCCCGATCTGCGCCGCCGCCGCCAAGGCTGCCGCCGAAGCGCGCCGTCCGTCGTCAAGCGAGCGTGGCTACACCGGCAAGTGGCAGAAGGCGCGGGCCGAGTTCCTGAAGCTGCATCCGCGTTGCGCCTGCGGTGCTGTCGCCACCGTCGTGGATCACGTCGTTCCTCACAAGGGCGACCAGAAGCTGTTCTGGCAGCGGTCGAACTGGGCGCCGATGTGCAAGCCCTGCCACGACCGGAAGACCGTCCGCGAGGATGGCGGCTTCGGCAACCCGGTCAAGGGCCGGGGGGATGATCGAATTTGCCCGAGGGGGAAGGAAACCGGCGGGGTCATCTCGCGCGCAACATCGCCGGAAATGACGACTTCGAAATGGGAGTTCTGGGGATGAAGGGCCGCAAGCCGAAGCTGAACGTGATCGAGGGAGTGGCCGCCGGTCTCTGCCCGCCGCCGCCCGGAGGCTTGGACAAGCACGGCGCTGCCGAGTGGAAGCGGGTGGCGCCGATCCTCGACGGGCGCGGGCACCTGACCGACGACACGCTTGCAACGCTTGAGGGCTACTGCCGGGCCGTGGGCCTGTCGCGGATCTACAACGAGATGATGGCGGCGGAAGGCCATGTCATCGCGACCGAGAAGGGGCCGGTGACGCATCCGGCCTTCAAGATGCTGATGGGGGTCATGCGTGAGGCAAGGCTACTCGCGGCGGAACTGGGCCTGACGCCGCATCGGCGCGGATCGGGCAGCGCAGAAGGAAAGCCGAGCGATGACAAATGGAGCGGCGACCTGCTCGCCTGACGGGGCTGTTACACCTGTTACACCCGACCATCGGTGCGGTGTAACAGAGAAAGTCTTGCAAAAACAGCCGTGTCACACCCGTTACACCCGTTACACCGGGCAATGGGCTACATCGGCGGCGAGGCGCGCCTGATGGGCAGCCCGATCTTCATTCCCGACCCGAGCCTGTATCTCGACCCGACCGGACGCGCCGAGCGGATCTGCCGCTTCGTCCGCAACCTGTCGCTCTGGGAGGGCGACTTCGCGGGCGAGCCGTTCAAGCTGCACCCGTTCCAGGAGGCAATCATTCGCCGGATCTACGGGCCGGTGAACGAGGACGGCAGTCCCGTGGTGCGGATCGCCTGCATCTGGATTCCGAGGGGCAACGCGAAGACCACGCTGGCCAGCGCAATCAGCCTGGCGCACTTCATGGGACCGGAGGCCGAGGCCGGCGGGCAAGTCGTCATGGCTGCCGCCGACCGGGAGAACGCCGGGATCGCCTTCAACGCGGCGCACCAGTTCGTGCTTCAGGAGGAAGCCCTGTCGGCGCGCGTGCGCCCGGTGGAAAGCCGGAAGCTCCTGTCGCACCCGAAGACGAAGAGCACGCTGAAGGCCATCTCGTCGGAGGCCTACAGCAAGCACGGCCTGAACGTCTCGTTCTTCCTCGCCGACGAGATCCACGCATGGCCGACGGCCGAGGGCAGGAAGCTGTTCAAGACCGTCACCGACTCCATGGTGAAGCGGTCGAACCCGCTCACGGTCATCATCACCACGGCCGGCGAGGGCACGGGCGGGCTTGCCGCCGACATGTGGGCCTACTCGCACAAGGTCGCCTCCGGCGAGGTGGACGACCCGACCTTCGCGCCGATCATCCTGGCGGCCGAGCCGGATGCGGACTGGCGCGACGAGGCGGCATGGCGGGCAGCGAACCCGGCGATCGATGCCGGCTTCCTGTCGCTGCACGAGTTGCGGACGAAGGCGCGGCGGATCGAGCACTTCCCGGCCGAGATCGCCGACTTCAAGCGGTTCCACCTGAACATGTGGCAGGAGGGCGCCGCCGAGCCGTGGCTCGCGCTCGACATCTACGACCGGGCCGAGGACATGACGCCCGTGGCGGATCTGACCGGCCGGGCGTGCTGGCTGGGCGTGGACCTGTCGAGCGTCGAAGACCTGACGGCCGTGGTTGCGGTCTTCCCTGAAGGTGACGGCGAGGCGCGGCGATACGACGTGCTGCCGATGTTCTTCCTGCCCGAGGCCAACCTCGCGCTGAAGGCCGAGAAGGACCGCGCCGACTATCTGCGGTGGGCTGAGGCCGGCTTCCTCACGCTGACGCCCGGCAACGTGGTGGATCATTCCGCCATCGTGGAGCACGTCGCCGATTTGGGCGAGCGGCATGGCGTCCAGGAGGTAGCTATCGACCGCTGGAACTCGACCGCCGTCAACACGGCGCTGCAAGAGCGCGGCTTCACCATCAACCAGTTCGGGCAAGGCATGGTCAGCATGGCCGCGCCGGTCAAGGAACTGAAGCGGGCAATCCTCGCCGGGCACTTCCGGCACGGCGGCAACCCGCTCCTGCGCATGTGCTTCGGCAATGTCGTGGCCGAGAAGGACGCCGCCGAGAACGAGAAGTTCACCAAGGCGAAGGCGCGGGGCCGGATTGACGGGGCGGTCGCTGCCGCCATGGCCGTGGGCCGCATCCTTGCCGCCGAGTCCGCGCCGTCACCCTATGAGGGCCGCGAGGGCGGCTTCCTGTTCATCTGAAGGAGACCGACATGAGTGAAGTGGAGATCCGGGGCCTGACCCGCGTGGCGAGACCGAAGCCGAACCGGGCAGGCTTCACCATCTTGGCGTACTTCGACTGCACCGCGCGCGGGCTGGCGCTCTACGGCTGCGCGCTCGTGCGGACACCGAAGAACGGCATGGTGGCATGGCCGCCGAAGATCGAGGCCGAGGACGGCATGAGACGCCGCATCGAGATCGAGGACGATTCGCTTCGGCACGCCATGATGCTGCACGCGCGCGAGGCCTACCGGGCGTTGGGCGGCACCGATGCCGAGTGGATCGGCAAGAGCATCCCCATGCGACCGAGGCCCGAAGATCGCGATGGGCTGAACCGATTCCTGCAAGAGTGA